TTAGCTGTTTCAACTGTTTACGCTTGTGTTAACCGCAAAGCTAAAACAATTGGAATGTTGCCGTTAAATGTAATACGTTCGATTGATGGTAATAATGAAATAGCTATTAATCATCGTTGCCAACGTTTGTTGAATGCACGTCCTAACCGATGGCAAACGTCTTATGAATGGCGTGTAATGATGGACATTCATAGGCAACTGCGAGGTAACGCATATAGTTTCATTCTTTATCATCCGGGGCGAGGTCTTAATGAACTCATCCCCATGGACCCTGATAGGGTGTTTCCGTACATTATTGATAAAAATGGATCTGTAAATTATATAAATGAAAATTCCCCGCCGCCTGATGTCGGTGATACCCTTTGGTATCAATATATCTCTTCGAACGGTTCGGTAATTGTTTTACGTGATGATGAAGTAATTCATTTGAAAGGAATGTCTACTAACGGTATTGTGGGCAAGCGTCTTATAAGTTTGATGCGGGAATCTGTTGGTTTGGCTTTAGCTACTGAAGAACAAGGCGCACGTTTATTTTCAAACGGTGCTCAAATTGGCAAGGTGTTTACACATCCTGAAACTTTATCCGATGAAACATATAAACGTTTAAAGAATGAATTAAATTCTGCAACCGCAGGTGTGCATAACGCACACAAGACGTTAATACTTGAAGATGGGATGAAGATTGAGAAAACCACGTTAACCATGGTTGAAAGTCAATTTTTAGAAAGCCGCCAGTTTCAAGTTGAAGATATTTGTTCATTTATGGACGTTCCGTTGATTCTTATTAATAGATCTGGTGATAAGAATCAAACATATGCTTCTGCTGAACAGGTTATAAGTATTTTTGTTACCCACATGATGTACCCTGAGTTTGTCAATTGGGAACAATGTTTAAACAAAGATCTTTTGTATGATTCAGAGAAATCGTCTTATTATTTTGATTTTGATTTTGATAAGATGCTTCGTGGTGATACAAAAGCGCGTACTGAATATCTACGGGGAATGTTTGGGATGGGTAGTATGTCACCGGATGATATTTGCCGGTATGAAGGTAGAAACCCGACCGGCACACCTGAAGGTAAGAAATATTATTTGGCTTCCGGTATGTTACCTATCGATATGGCAGGAAAGCAAGTTGTAAATAAACCTGTTAAAGAAGATATAAATAATAAAGAACCGATAGAGGGTGAAAATAAATGAAAGGTTCTCCTGAAGTTATAGCGGCTTTGAATGAGTGTTTAAATGAAATACGACTTTCGTATATTGTTTTTGCAATTTGTAGTGCCAGATGTCTTAAATGTGGATATGAAAATATTGGTTGTTTGTTGAAAAACATTTTTAAAAAAGACCTTGAAACTAATGAAAGGTTGGCAAATCGTATTTTGTATTTGGACGGTTTAATTGTTTTCAAACAACTTGAGTTTGAAGATTGTGAATTTTCTGTTGATGAAATGATGAATCTTTCTATTAATCAAAAAAATAAACTCATCTCTTCTATTATAGAAGGAATTGAACTTTGTAATAAATTTAAAGATTTTGGAAGTAGAATATTATTGGACGATGTATTAGTTGAAGAAGAAAAGCATTTGGCTCATATTGAGGCCAAGATGATTCAATTTAGTGAGCGAGGTAAAGCATGAAACTTGACATTGAACGTAGAACTTATGATGCTGAACTTCGGGTTGATACTGCTGGATATGGTAAGAAGGCTCCGACTATTCGTGGATATGCGGCAAAGTTCAATACCTTGTCGCAGTCAATGCCTATTTATGATGAAGGTCGAATGATCGGTACTTTTCGTGAACAACTTGTTCCTGGTTGTTTTGCTTCTTCTTTAGCAACAAGCGACGTTCGGTGTCTTATCAATCATGACGCAAACCAAATTCTTGGTAGGAATATATCAGGAACATTACGGATGAAAGAAGATGAAACTGGATTGTTTTTTGAAAACGATCCACCTGAAACTTCTTATTCAAAAGATATTCAAGTATCCATGCAACGTGGCGATATTTCCCAATGTTCTTTTGGTTTTAAAGTGGCGTCTGGTGGTGACGAATGCCGTAAAGATCCTGATGTTCCAAATGGGTATATTCGTTCAATTCGCAAAATTGATCAAATGTTCGATGTTTCAGTTGTAACGTATCCGGCGTATCTTGATACAAATTGCGATATCGCCGTAAGAAGCATTATCACAAATATGAAAGTTGAAGAAGAATCTGTTAAAGCTGCTGTTAAAGAGCAAGAAGAAGCCGAGCGTCGGCATAAGGTTTATATCATGCGTAAGCGAATGGAGCTTGCGGGTTTAGGGGTATAAACCAAAACGGTAAATAGTATAGGAGAAGAAGATGGCTAAAGATTTGCGTGAATTGATGGAGAAGAGGACTAAGGCTGTTGCCGACGCTCGTATTCTGGTTGACAAGGCTGAAGAGGAAAAACGTAGCATGTCCTCCGAGGAAGAGCGTCAATGGGATGCTTACATGGAAGATGAAAAACGTTTCGGAAAAGAAATTGAGCGCGAAGTAAAACTTCAGGAAGCCGAGCGTCGCGCCGCTGAAACTGCCGTGAACAACACTGATGGCAAGGATAAACGGACTGTTCAGAGTCCTGATGTTGAATTGCGTAAACAGGCGTTTCGCACTCTTCTTGTCGAAGGCCCTATGGCTATGAGCGCTGAGGAAAAACGTGCTCTGAGTACTCAGAGTGATACCCAGGCCGGTTTCCTGAATGCTCCCCAGGAGTTTGTACAGACTCTTATTGAGCGTGTTCGTGACGATGTATTTATCGAGGGTGAATCAACCAAGTTCACCACCACCAATGCCAACGGTCTGGGCTTCCCGACCCTGGAAACATATCCCGGTCAGATCAAGATGATTTCCGAGATTGGTGAGTCCGAAGAAGAAACCGGTCTGACCTTCGGAAAGCGGGAGTTCAAGCCGCACCTTGCCAAGAAGCTGATCAAGATTTCCGATGCGATGCTTCGTGCTGATGGTATGAATGCTGAAGCGATTGCGATTGATGCAATTGCCTACATGATCGGCATTACCAAGGAATACATGTTCCTGCTCGGTACTGGCAATCAGGAACCTCTTGGGCTGTTCGTCGCGGATGCGAAAGGCATCCCGACAACCAGGGATTTCTCCACTGATATGACCACTACGAATTTTACCCCGGACGCTTTGAAGGGTGTGAAATACAATCTGAAGGGTCAGTACATGAAAACGGCAAAATGGTTGTTCCATCGTGACGGTGTTGCCAAAGTTGCCAAACTGAAAGACGGTGAAGGTCGGTATATCTTTGACACTGCAAATACTGTTGGCGCAATGGATATGTTGCTGAATCGTCCGATGCTCATGAGCGAGTATGTCCCCAATACATTTACCGCTGGTAAATATGTGGGCATGTTCGGTGATTTTTCCAAGTATTGGACCGTCAATTCCATGGCTCTGCGAATCAAACGTTTGATGGAATTGTTTGCCCGTACTTCTCAGGTTGGTATTCAATTTGAAGTCGAGTTTGATGGAATGCCGGTACTTCCTGAAGCATTCTGCCGTATTAAAACCGCTGCTTCTTAATAGCGGATGATTTGAATGTGATCTTGCCCCGGTAAAATGGGGCTTAATCAAAACATATTGAGGAGTAGTTTATGAAGAATTTGTCAAATACTGTGAAAGTCGATCAGGTGCTCGGGTATTTTGCCGCTGCTCAGACGACACGAAAAGGTAGCATTATTGATATGGCCGGATACGAAGGCTGTATGTTCATTTTCGAGTTCGGTACACTGCTTGAAACCGGTACAATTGCCTGTGATATTAACGGTGATGATGTGAACAATACCGCCGGTATGACAAAACTTGCCGGTGGCGCAACTCATACAGTCACGGCCACAACTGCGGCACTTACTCAGTCTGCCATTGTAGTTGATATTTATCAGCCTGAGCCGAGCAAACATCGTTATCTGGAGCCAATGATAACCCTTGGTGTTGCCAATACGTTGATTCTCGGAATTACCGCAATTCGCTATAACGGCAAGTTGAAACCTGAGTTGACGACCGGCTTGCTGGCTTCTTCGATTGCCTATAGTCCGGCTGCTGCATAAGCGATAATATCAATGATCAAAGGTGGCTGACACCACCTTTGATTTGAGGAGACGTAATATGGGTACAAGTGCAAAAGTGTACATGAAGCAGGGGGCTGAGGAATTGGTAGCTGCTTCTGGTGGTAAGATCGATGCTCAGTCAGGATCTATTATTACAGGCGTTGCCCTCAATCTACGGACTCGTGCAACGACCGCCGAGGTTAACGCTGGTCTGGCGCTTCTTCCCGCGCTGGCTGGATACAAGTATCGGATTACCGATCTGACAATGATCGCCATTGGTGGCAGCGCCGCTACCGCAACATCTGTTGACATCGTGACGACCCAGGCGGCAAGCGCCGCGCGGCCTTTTGTGGTTGCTGTAGCAGCTCTTACACAGAGCGCGGTGGTCAAGCCCGATAGTGCAAACGTGACGGTTCTTGCTGACGGTGCTTCCTTTATTGCCAATGACGAAAACAGTGGTGTTTATGTGGCAAAACAGGCTGCTGGTAGCAACTTGGCCACTGCTGCTCACATTGATGTTATTCTTTCATACGTGATCGAAAAAGCATAAAGGAGTTTCGGGCATGAAAACAATCAAAATGAAAAGTATCAGTTCCGGTCCTGAAGGAACGATGCATCCTAATGTGAAGTACACGTTGGATGAGAAAGAGGCAAAGGAACTGGTAGACGGTGGATATGCTGAATATGAAACAGCAATGATGCCGTCAAAGGTCGTTGAGAAAGCCGGTAAGTCTCCTGACGTAGATGCAATTAAAAAGGTTGCTGCTGAAGAAGCAAAGCCGGTTGTTCAACCTGTTTGGGGTAATAAATAATGTCAACGAGAATAGTACAAGGCAATTTACAGCCGTATTTTTATTTCACAATTCCTGGTGAAGATGATCTTACAGGAGCTGTAGTTACTTGTACTATGCTTGATATTGATGATACTGTTATTATTGATGCAAGCGCTGTTGGTTGCTATATAACAGATACTGAAGCTAGACAAGCTGAATACAGATGGCAAGAAGGTGATACCGATTTAAGTGGAATCTTTTCAATTTATTTTACCATTGCACCTGATGTTGTAGGTGTAGATCCTTTTGATACAGACGCTTTTCCGATTGAAATAATTGCAAACGGTTCAGATGAATTAGTTACAATTGAAGATGTTGAAAGACAAATTCGCTTTTCTTTAAGCAACCAATCCGAACATATTATTCAGCTTATTCAAGCTGTTCGTGAACAGGGTGAGTCTGTTACACGAAGAGCGTTGAAGCCTACAAATAAAATATTGACACTTGATGGATTCCCTTCAGGTAGAGGTATTATTGAAATACCAAACGCGCCTTTACGGTCAATAAGTAGTATAACATATTTTGACGGAAGTGGTATATTACAAACAATAGATCCTTCTTTATATAAAATAGGATCTGGGAATAATGTTTTCCCACAACAACCGTCAAGGGTAATGCCTGTTTATGGTGAAAGCTGGCCTTCTACTTTAGATGATGTTGATGTAGTTGCGATAAATTATGTTTGCGGTTATGGAACAATTTTAAATTCAGAATCTGTTTACGAAACAATTGAATTGCCGAAAGCCATTAAACAATGGATGTTGATTAATATTGCAAATCTTTATAACAATCCTGAAACAATTGTTGTCAGTAATGTAAATAAACAAAGCTTAGTTCAAATACCAATGATTGCAAGTAGTTTGATTGCTAATTATAAAATAGCTGGTTGGTAATATGCAGACAGGAAAGAAACGTCATCTTATTCGCATTGAGCAGCCGGTTTCCGTTAAAGATACTTCAAACGGCTCAGTAACCGTTACATGGCAATTGTTCAAGAATATGTGGGCAAGTATTGAAACCATGAGAAGCTATGAAAAACAGGCTTCACAAGCATCTTGGCCTGGAGCCGATGTTCGAATTGGAATTGACTATGTAGAAGGATTGTTGCCGACTTTCAGGGCAAAGAAAGGAAATGTAATTTACTCCATTTTAAATATTCAAAACGTTGATGAAATGAATAGGGATGTTTATTTGATTTGTCAAACTGGAGTCAAAGGTTCATGAGTAATTCGATATATACAATTCTTCAACCTATTTTTGGTGATGAAATTTATCCGATTATCTTTAAAGGTGATGTTAACAATCCTCCTAATCTGTACGCTGTATTTACACAAGTTGGGGGAACTTCTTTTAATACGCTAAAAAATACTGACGATTTAACACGTCAACGAATGCAAGTTTCTATTTATGGAACTGTTTACAATGACGTTAAATCAAAAGTATCTTATGTAAAAAATGCCATGAAAGCTGCAAACGCTGCTGCGTCTGCTGCTGTTGCAAGTAGAACAGATCCTTTAACAGCAACCGGTTCCTTGCCAAATTCACCTATTGGTGATGGTATTGATGATTATGAATCGGATACAGATAGATTTGTTAAACATTTAGAGTATTATTGCTGGTCACGGTGATTTTGTAACATGGGTTAGAATAAAATCTAACTCAATTATTTTAACCCACATTTGAGGGAGAAAAGATATGAGTGTAGCCGCTCAATTGGCCCAAGGTTCGACGCTGCATGTTGCTGGAAGTGCTGCTTCTGCCGAAGTTCTTACCGTCATTACCGTAGGAAATCCTACTATTTTGGCTATTACCGGTCACGCTGGTGTAGCAAATGGTGATGTTGTTACATTGGCTGGTTTTACCGGTGCGGATGCCGCATTGCTGAATGGTAAAACTCCTGTTGTTCATCATTATGCAACTGGTGGAACAAACGACACCTTTGCTATCGATATCAATACGGTTGGTAAAACAATTACTATTGATGCTGGCAATACTACCGCAACACCAACAGCATGGATTGAAGTTCTTGAAGTAAAAGGCATCAAGCCGTCTGCCGGTAGTTCCAGCGATATTGATTGCACTGATCTGAAATCTGAGGCGAAGGAATATCGTACCGGTTTGGCTGATAATGGTACGTTCTCAGCAGATATTCATATTCTTGAATCTGATGCCGGTCAAGCTGCTGTACTTGCTTCCTACCTTGCATCAACGGCGCTTTCTTACAAAGTTACTACTCCGGCTAAGACTCGTACTTTTACAGCTTCCTGTAAGAAGTTCCCGACCATTCCTGATCTGAATGTTGATGGTGTTCAGATTGGTACAATGGAGTTTAGGATTTCCGGTGCTGTAACCGTGGCGTAAATAGATAGTTATTTCTTGATACCGGTTTGAACTATTTCAAGCCGGTATTTTAACTTTTAAAGGAGAATGTTTATGGGCTTTTCGAGAGAAGATTTGCTTAATGAAACAAAACTTGAAACGGTTGTTGTTTCGGTTGGTAATGGTAGCGTTACAGTAAGTGAAATTTCCGGTCCTGATTATCTTGCGGCTTGCGAATATGCCAAAATGGATGACGGTGAAGCTGATGGTAATTTCAAGGTAAATATTCACAAACTCAATCCGGCCTTGCTTGCATATGGTATTGTTGATGATGAAGGAAATCGAATTTTTGTCGATGAAGATATTCCTCTGCTCGCAAGGCGCTCAATGAAGAAGTTTGAACCGGCCCTTATTGCCATCAAGCGGTTGAATGGTTTGCTGAGTGACGAGGGAAACGCCTCCGAGCCGACCCCGGACGGCTCAACCTTTGGCGAATAACAGTAGCCCTGGGGTACAGACACCCTGATCATTTGTTGGCTGGTATGACGGCCAGGCAGCTTCGGGAGCTGCAAGGGTATTACGGCATCGAGCCTTTCGGGGAATATCGGTCAGAAATACGTCACGGCCAACAAATGGCTTTTCACCATAACATCAACCGAGATACCAAAAAACAGCGTGAACCTTTTAAAGCACTCGATTTTATGAATTTTGTTGTCGAACCGCCTGAAAGGAAATATACTGTCGAGGAATTAGAGGCTTATGCTGATAGTATTTTTGGTACTTAATCCTTCCTTATAAAACGGTAATCTAATGGCTGATGGTTTCGCAATTGAGTATGATGAAAATTGGACCATGCTAAGCCAGCGTTTAGCTACTTTTGGTGAAAAGGTAGCTAAACAGATTACCGTTTCCGCATTAAAAGAGTCTGCTGCTTTTATGAAGCAAGAGGCTGTCCGTTTTGTCAATGATTCTGATCGAGATCATAAGTTGTTGGTTAAGGGTGAATATATTGAACTCCATCCAACTAATTTAAGGAAACATATTCGGTATGGTAGGATTAGCCCAAAATACCTTGAACCTGGTGAAGTGGGTTATCGTGTTTTTGTGCGTATTAAAATAGCTTGGTATGCTAAGTTTGTTGAATATGGTAGAAGTGGAATGAAAGCGTCTCCTTTTATGCGTCCTGCTTTTGAGTATGAAGTTCAAAATGTTGCGAAACGTTTTAAAGAAATGATTGAATTGGCTATGCTTGAGGGAGGGTTTTAAATGTCCAATAGTAACGCAACGATAACTTTAAAAGCCAGAACCGATGAATTTGAAGCTCGGTTAAAGAAGGCTATTGGCACTTTTGAATCCTTAACTTTACAAGGTAAGAATACTACTAAAGCAATCGATGATTCAATGCGTCAATTGACCATATCATCTAAAGGTTATGTAGATAAGTTAGAACAATCGTTTAACGCTTTACAGATAAAGCCGGATATTGCTTTAGAGTATCAGACAAAACTTTTAGCCGCTAATGTTAGAGTTATTGAAGGTCATTATCAGAAGATAGCCAAAGACGCTGACCGTAGTACCGCTGAAGTAACAAGAGCGTTTAAGGCGATGAATGATAAGATTCGCCAGTATAACGAGCAGCCTTTAAAATCTTCTTTTTCAACTTTAGGAATCTTGCCCACAAGTGCTGTTGAAGCAGAGAAATCTAAGATAATAGAAGCGTTTGAAGAAATAAAAAGAGTTGGTACTGATAGCCCTGGAGATATAACGAGGGCTTATGAAAAAATGGTTACTGACTTGCGTAGATTGGACGATCTTCTTTTAACCGATAGTGAAAAAGTTCATAACGAAGCTTTAGCAATGAACAAACGCTTTAATGAAGAAAGAATTGCTTCAGATAAGCGCGTTTACGATGCAAAGATTGCAGCACAGAGAGCAAATCACTTAGCCTACGAAAGAGATGAGGAAGATGCGTTTCGTATAAATGAAAAGTTTAACGAAGCTAAAATTGCTGCTGACAAAAGACTTTATGAAGCTAAGATAGCAGTACAGCGGGCTAATCATCTTGCTTATGAGCGCGACGAAGAAGAAGCTTTCAGAATACATGAAAGATTTATTTCTGAAAGAATAGCTTCTGAGAAACGGTTGGCCGTTGCTCAAGCTGAAGCTTTAGCAATGAACAAACGCTTTAATGAAGAAAGAATTGCTTCAGATAAGCGCGTTTACGATGCAAAGATTGCAGCACAGAGAGCAAATCACTTAGC